CCTTGAGTGATTCATATCTCTTGGATGCCTTTGACTTCCACCAATCTACCACACCATCAAAACTGTATCTGTCGTAGTTCTCTTTCTTGACAAGCGTATCTGTTTCTAAGTTCAAGTATTCTTTCACATTCTCAAAACCAAAGTCAGACATATATGCACGTTTCTTTTCTGTCAAACCCTTTGCATCCATAAATGTCTGTACAAACTTTTTGTACTCTTCTGGTTCAACATCTTTAAGAGATGCTTTGATAATAGAAATCATTTTAGTCTGTGTCTTTAGTTTTCTAGAACTAGCTGAGGGGTCAACTAGAGGTTCACCATTACGTTCTTTGAACCAATCATTTAGACGATGGAAGTTATCATCATTGATAAGAGGAGCAAAGTCTGATACAGTGTTACCCTTGTAACGTAAGAATGGTTTCATACCATCATACTGTGATGATGATTTTGTAGACCCATAAAGGGATGTTGTCTCAAACATTGCGAATGGCCCACCATACTTCTTATCCAGTGTGTCTTTTGTTAGATGGGAACAACAGATAGATGCAAGTAGTTTACCACCAAGATAGTTAAAACCAAACGGTTGAGTTGGAACAATGATGAATCCCATGATAGAGGAATCATTGAACCGTTTCATTGTTGCTGGGTCTAATGTGTTGAGTGGTTTACCTAAGAAGTCATTACGAGGTTTTGAATTGATTGTTGGTGAACCCAAACGAATAAATCCAGCAATCTGTCCTGTGTTCTTTTCATACACAACCCATTTGATAGATTTGCCTGGCACTGATACTTCTACAGCGTGTGATGTTACAATCTCTAGATAGTTTACGAATATCTCATTGGATACTTCTTTACACTCAAACTCCATATCATTTGGGTGCATATCAAATGTATTGAACATATCATCTTCAGGCCCCAATCCTGGCAAGGATGTAGGATAATTACCCATACGTTCAAGTTTTACTTTTCTAAGATAATCATCAATCCTACCAAAGTTAGAAAAGTAATCAACAAATACATTAGCCGCATACAGAGCGTCAGTTCTATCTAAAATCATGTAAGTCCTTTAGTTGGAGCGGGCAGAGGGAATCGAACCCCCATCATCAGATTGGAAATCTGAGGTAATACCATTATACGATGCCCGCATCTATGCAAAGAAATCCTCAAGTGTTGTTTGCGTTCCATAAGAGCGGTCGATGTTCCAACCAATCTGATTCATAATGAATGTCAGTGGTTCAACGAAAGCTTTATCGAACTGCTTATCATAGTCCAAATACTTGTGAATGTCAAGCTCTTTTGGTAATTTAGTTATAAAAGAAATAACATTTGACTGCATTGGATTAGGTGTTCTCATATTTAGAAACTTGATTTTCTCTCCGTTTTGAATAAGTGGGTATTTGCCAGTCAACTTCTGTTTCTTGACAAAGTGATTGTATAGGATAGCACCTTTACAGTGCATAGGAGTTCCAGACACAAAGATGTTAGAACCACTACTCCATTTCTCAATACCATTTACAGAGCGTGGGAAAGCGATCTCTTCTGGTGACAACTTCATAAACTCTTCACGAAATTCTTGGATAAAGTTGTTCACATCCTTCTCATTGCCCTGCATGATAATCTTTAGACATTCTTTAATCTTATCACGACATGGTGCAGGCGTACTAGACTTGACTGCCTCAATACCCATAATCTTGAGTTGTGGTTCTTGATAACGAACACCTTCCACATCCCACGCATTTAAGATGTATCGTTTCTTTGCAGTCCAGATACCCTTGTCTGCAATCACCTCTCGTGCCATCTGCATCTTCTGGTCGTATGCGTTTACATACTCAGCAAGAGCCTGATAACACGAATCAATAAAAGGTTCAATCTTCTCTTCAGCCACTGTGTTGAGGAAGTCCACAGCCCGCCCACGATACGAATCTTCCGATTCTCCATCTCGTTCTTTAAGAACTTTATTAATAAGTTCGTCAAACCTAATGTATACTGAATCCGTATCTGACGCAATAACATAGTCTACTCCTGTACTATTTAGCAACTTGTTCAGATACCCATTTAGTGCCTTTTCAATCCAGCGAATAGATAACTGTCCAGAGGTTGTAATACCTTCAGCAATCCTCAAGTCATAATAACGAAACCATTCATTACCAATCGCACCATAAGCAGAGTTCAAGGAAATCTTTCTTGCCATCTGGATGTTATGATAGCGACTAACATCGTTTAGATACTTGGGGTCTTTGGTATCTTCATATTGTTGTTTTGCCGTCAACATCTTTTTCTTGTAGATGGTACGGTCATTGTACATCTCTTGCATCATCTGTGGAAGAAAGCCTTGTTCCTTCGTTCTGAACAATGCACCATTGGGTGTACAGGTTACACTTGCACCTTTGAGTGGTGACAAGTCATGTTTCTTTTCCAACAACTCATCAACAGACTTGTCCTTGTCAAACTCCATAGTTTTAGGAAGCAACATTTCTGGTGAGATGTTGTACTGCATAATCAGATGAGGATACAGAGAGTTCAAGTCAAAAGACATAACCCATTTGTGTTGGCCCACTTGTGGATCTTTTACATACGCACCCACATACTTCTCGTTCTTGCTTTCACTCCTAGTCTTTTGAGGAATGATAATCTTGCGTTTGAGAAGATGGTTGTAGATTAGTACATCCCAATACTTCACAGAAGTAAAGGAGTCTGACATATTGACTTTTGCTTCATACGTCATAGTAAGAATCAAGTCGATTAACTTCATCTTATCATCTAGTCTATCGACTAGTTCAACGTCCATGATGTTGTAGTCAATGAATGATTGATAGTCTTTGGTGTACCAATCACGAAAAGTCTCATAGGGGTTTTCATCTTTACGATCCCCAAGTTCAACAAAAGCAATATGGTCAAGACGATATGATTCTTGTGCAGAGTAAGTAAACTTACGATAGAGCAAAAGATAATCTAGCTCTTCTACACCCATAATATCATACACTTGGTCTTTCTTACCATATGCACTAGTGATATGTCGTGAGTTGACAACACCCCAAGGCGACAGACGTTTCATAGCGTCCTCACCCATTTGAGATTTAATACGATTGCAGATATAAGGAATATCAAATCGTTCAGTGTTCCAACCAGTAATAATATCTGGATGGTCACTTTCCCACCAATTAAGAAATCGTGCAAGAAGTTCACGTTCAGTTGGACACTTGATGTATTCTACATCATCTCTGTCGGTATGATAATCATGCAAACCCCAAACAGTGATTGTATCTTTCTGATGGTCTTTGACTGTAATAGACAGCATTGGTTCTGCGGCTTGGTCTGCATGAGGAAAACCATTCTCACACTCCACCTCAATATCAATAGTGACAATTTTCAGTTGAGAACTATCAAACTGAATTTGTTTAGGATATGTTTCTGAAATGTAGGTATAGGGAAAGTTGCTCAATCCATACACAAGGTGCGGTTGATTTTCGTATGTAGCTACGAATTCTTTTGCTTCCTTGATAGTGAGGAATTTCATTGGACTGACATTCTTGCCTTCCAATGTTTTCCATCCTGTTTCTTTTTCAACAGGAACATAAAGAGTGGGTTCGTACTTAACTTTGAAGTTAGAACGAACACCATTCTTTACGGCACGAACAAGTAATTGATTGCCCCATTGGGCGATATGTGTATAGAAATTCATTATGTAAATATACCACTAATTAGGGGTAATGTCAAGAGAAAAGTGGCATTTGATCTTCTGCTACGAAATGTTGCTCAATTGCATCAATTCTGTCTTGTGCGGCAGCGATCTTGTCTAGTTCTGCTTCAACCGCTTCTGCGATATCAGAGTGTTCTCCAATACCAGCTGGATTCTTTAGATACACTGCAATGTTTGCTTTATGCAGGGCAATGATACCTTCGTTGTGTTTTTTAATTGCGTCAAGTAGTGTCATTATCTAGTTCCCTTTCTATAGGTGTTGTTATAAGATAGGTTCGCTGTGGATCAACAATTACATTCATTTTACTCATCATCTTTCTGTTGAGTAGAACATCTGTGCCCATTCTATCTCTGTTGTCTAATCCAATGTGAATTTTGCCATAGTTTGTTCCAGCAAACTCAAACTCAACTTCTATGACAGGGCGTTCATCTTCACCACCGCCCGTAACTGATATATACTTATCTATAAGTCTTGTTGTTACCGTTTTTCCAAATGACTTGAATTTTACATTCTTACCGTTAATGTCAACTTCATCAGCATGAAGCACAGGATACTTATAATTACCTGTGTCAAATTTTGCAGTTAGATTGCCAAAGTGTTCTACTTTTACAATCTCTTCCCACCCACATTCTGTAGGAACTGTGTATCTTTTGTTTTTATCTAGAAAGTGTTCTAGAAGAATCTTACTAATATTTTTCCCTGTTGCATCTTCAATACCCTCTGTGCCTGGCGAACTATTTACTTCCAAGAAAATTGGTCTTCCTGTTTCCCTATTTTTTGCTGGGATGAAATCCACACCAGTAAATATACCACCAATAGATTTAGCGGCATGAATACACTCAACCTCTTCTTGTTTCGTAAGTTCAAAAGAACTTACATTCGCACCTTGAGATGCATTTGAACGAAAGTCTCCACTCACAACATCTCTACGCATTGCAGCAATGACAGTATTGTTAAGAACCAAGGCCCTTACATCGTAATCTGTTTTGTGATATTCCTGTACCAACAAGTCTGTATCTGGATTTGTTTTGTATAGAGTTTGCACCAGTGCTTTCATAGAGCGTTCTGATTCAACCCATAAAACACCAACACCCTTAGAACCTTGAAGTGTTTTCATAATAAGTGGAAACTTACTATCAAGTTTTTCCAGAGATGTTTCCATATCATCTGCTGAAGGAACAAGAACTGTTTTTGGTTGTTCTAATCCAAAGTCTTTTAGTCTTAGATATGTTCTGTACTTATCTGATGCCCTTTCCAAACACAGTCTGCTGTTTACCATAGGAATGCTAAGTCTTTCCAGTTGAGTAATCAAATCTAGATAACTCAATCTGTCCGGCGTTCCTCTCATAAAAACAACAGTATTGTCTGGGTGTATCTCGAATCCTTTGTCATCGTCCTTTGCATGAATAGTAATTTTTCCTTTGTCATGGAAAATATACGTTCCATCAAGAACGACAATGTAAATCTGTATACCAAGTTTCTTCGCTTCAGATTCCATTCTCTTCGCAGTCTCACCTTTGCCGCCATGTTCGTGTGAAATAACAACTGCACGATAAATTTCTTTATCTGGGTTACTCTGTTCTACGATAAAATCTGCAAACGACTGTGCCACTTATTGTTCTCTTTTCTTACCGATATTATATTTTGTTTCTAGTTCCCACTCATCCTTCTCTTTGAAGGCAATCACTTTAATTTGTGACAGTGGAGCCTTTGGTTCTGCTTCACCAACAATTTCAATCAATCCCCAATCACCAAGTAGTCCAGCGATTGAGTTACGTCTTGATACATCGTTTTCGTTTAGGTTTGTGTCCTTACCATCAAGAGCAAAGAGTTCCTTGAAATGGACAATATAATACTTGCCCTGTTTATGTAGGATGTGACAGGATTGATATAGTTTTCTCTCTTTACGAGAGGCGACACCAATACGAGATAGTGTCTCACGAACCTTTAAAAAGTCATCTGGTTCTTTAAGTTTTACTTCTAGCATCTTCTCTGGATGCCATTCAATTTCATTCATTTTCTTCCACCTTTATTCAAACTATTTTTAATAGTGGTTATCTGGTCATCATTTAGTATTGATAATGCTTGTTTGGCCTTCTCATTACTATAACCATAATATTCCTTTACATAGTCTAAGTTTTTCAACTTATCCGCTTTCACCCAAGGAGCATATCGTTTCTTAGGTCTAATAGTATTTAGTAAAAAGTCATATTGTAGTTTGGTGTCAAGGTGGTGACGTTGATTCATCTCATTAACAAGCATAATTGTATCATTGAATGGTGCAAGACACTTGTTAATAATAAAAGGGGAATACTTCTTTTCCCACATAGGATCATCTGAATCAAGAAGATGTTCCTTGGTTTCGTTGATAGACTTTAGATAATGTTTTAGTTCGTAACCACTCATTTCCAATTCACCTGTGTCATAATCTCAACCATAAATGCAAGCATATTGATTTCTTGATCAGCGACAAAGGCAGATTTGTAAGAGTAGTCTGCTGTTGCAAGAACAAGATGCGGTACGGTTTGTGGCTGTACCTCATCATACAATGTATCATAGACTTTACGATACATACGAGCAGGGTCATTGTCTAGGTTGTTTGCAACCCATTTACGAATAGACTTGAAGTCTTTCTCTTTGAGAAATGTAACCAAGTCTTTCATGTTGGTTTCTGATAGATTGACTAGAATACCACTATCAATCATACCAGAGGCAGAATACCTTTGCAGTTCGTTTAGAACTCTTCTCCAATCTGGGAAGTGTTTCTCAACAATACCGGCAACAGCCTTTGGTTCAAACTGGACATCCTCTATTTTGAGGATGTCCTGTACTCGTTTGAAAAATTGTCCAGCAAGCGCTGGTTTCTCTGTCGTTGGAATACGAAACTCCACAACAGAACACCGACTATGCAGTGGTTCGATGATACGATTCTTAAAATTACAGGTTAGGATAAACCCACAGTTCTTGTGAAACTCCTCAATAAATCCACGCAACGCAGGCTGTGTAGATTGAGGATTCAGATAATCTGCCTCATCAAGAATCACGAACTTACGATTACCATCCATAGAGACAGTACTTGCAAAGTTCTTGATTTTGTTTCTGAGTACATCAATACCTGATTCTTCAGAACCGTTAATCATCATATAGGTGGCACCGATTTC